CGCAATATTAACAAGCAAACAGCAATACATAACGGGGCAAGGGTGGATGTTTGATGAATTAGGAATGGAAGGCGAAGAGGTGGTTGCATTGAAAGCATTTATTGACAATCCAAATCCATACGAAACATTAAAAGACTTATTAAACAAGACCGATTTAGATTGTGAAATTTTTGGAGGTTGTTATCTTAAAATTGTTAGCGACAAAAAGGGTGGTATTTCAGAAATTTATCACGTTAATTATTGCGATGTTCGAAGCACAGAAGATAACAGCGAATTTTATATAAGCGATAAATGGTTAAATAATGAAGGTGGCGAAAACACAAACATTAAAGAAGATGAATACAAAACCTTACCACCATTCGACCCAAGTTTAAAGAAGCTACCGAGTGAAAGTATCTATTATTACAAATCGTATAGACCTAATATCAATACTTATACATTACCCGAGTATATTGGTGCAATACCTGCAATTATTACTGATGCTGAAATAGCAAATTTTCATAGAGCCGAAATACAGAATAGTTTCAAAGGTTCTAAAATGATTGTGTTCAAGAATGGTGTACCTTCAGATGAAGAAATGAAGTCAACAGAACGCAAGTTAAAAGCTAAGTTCACACCAACTGACAATGCAGGTAGTATAGTAATTGATTTCGTAGATGATCCGAATAGAGTACCCGAAATTTTAGACTTAGCAGCAGGAGATTTTGATAAGAAGTACGAAGCATTAAATGACACGATACAACAAGAAATTTTTGTAGGACATAAGATTACATCACCGATGTTATTTGGTGTGAGAGTAGAGGGGCAATTAGGTGGGCGCAATGAGATGGTAGATGCTTATAACTTATTCGCAAATACTTACGTTAATCCGAAACAAAGAGTACAAGAAGAAATTTATAATCTATTCTCTCCGGTAAAAGGCAAACTAAAAATAAAAGCATTAGAGCCAATTATGCCAAGTTTTAGTGAGCAAACTTTAATGACTATTTTAACTAAGGATGAGATGAGGGAAATTATAGGGCGCAAACCTTTGGACATTCAAACCAATGTTAATTCAACTATTAGTGATGCTTTAAATTCATTGAGCCCATTAGTAGCGAACAAGGTGTTGTCTTCATTAAGTCAAGATGAGATTAGAGGAATAGTTAACAAGCCACCATTAGCAGCCGATGCAGTTATTCCAACTGATAGTCCTGCACAATTCTCTAAGTGTTCACATGACCAAATAGCAGATGATGATTTGGATTTTAGTGTGTTCTTAAAATATGGTGAGCCTATTGAGAATTTCGTAAGTGTAAAGCATAAAAAATTTATGTTTAGTTCACAGCAATTCGCATTGAGTAAGCAAGATAATGCGGTGTTAGATTTGATACAAAAAACACCTAATATTTTAATTGAAGATTTAACCAAGATTTTAAAGACAGATAAGACATCAATTATTGAAAGTTTGACAGCATTAGGAGATGAAGGTTTGATTGATTTGGATAGTGAAGGTAAGATAAGTTTAACAAGGTCGGGTTCAAATAAAGTAGTACCAAGTTTTCAAGACTTATACATTCGTTATAGATATGTTTTAAGACCCGATGCACCTGCATTAGTTAAAGGTGGAACAAGTAGACCTTTCTGCGAATCAATGATGGCAAATCCACGTTACTTTTCAAAGGATGATATTGACAAAATTGGTCAAGAATTAGGGGCAATATATGGAATACCGAACTATGATGCTTTCAGGCGCAGAGGCGGTTGGTATCATGACCCTAAACAAGATGTAAACTTGCCTTTTTGTAGGCATATTTTTGTTCAAGAATTAGTTAAGAAAATAAGATAATGGCAAAAGCAATTTTTTTAAGTGAAGCAACATTAAAGCAGGAGTCAATCTTGCAAGATAATGTAGATATGAAAGTAGTAACACCGACAATAATTGATGTTCAATCGTTTTATATTTTACCGATATTAGGAACAGCATTATACAATGATTTTGTGACAAAGATTATTGCAGGAACATTGAGTAATTCATACAAATTATTACTTGATACTTACATCACACCTGCAATGATTTGGTATGTTAGATATGAACTACCTTTAAATATTAATTACAAGTATTTCAACAAGGCAGTAGGGGTACAGAACGCAGATAATATGCAGCCTGCAAGCATTGATGAACTAACGATGGTTATGGATAGGGCAAAGAATAAAGCCGAGTGGTATGCTGAAAGATTAACCAAGTATTTATATGCGAACGATACTACTTATCCTTTGTTTTTAAACCAACCAAATTCAGACTTAGCGACTATCTACGCAAAGCAATCTAATTATACAAGTGGTATGCTATTAGATGACAATAGCTGTTGCAAAGGTCAATACAATTTTACTGATTTAGAAACAAGTCCAAGTGTAACTGGCAGAGGTTGCACATTCTGCTAATGAACAAAGGAATCAATAAGACAAACATCGAGAAATTACAAGCATTTATAAAGCAACAAAATGAAGTTCATAACACTAAACCAGGTACTAAACATAATAAGAACAATCTGCAACAACCATCTGCAAATAAATAGTTTTGTTTTTGGTTCGATTACAGATATAAGCGCAAGTGAGCAGGAGCAGTACACGATGGTTTGGTGCGACATAAACGATAGCCAAATGAGTGAGCGAATGTTTACAATGAATTTGTCATTATATGTTTTAGATATTCAACGAGCAGACAATAGTAATGAGGTAGATGTATTGAGTGATACGTTAAGCATAGGCAGGGATTTAATAGCAGAATTGAGCGACCCAATTTACCAAGATTATTTTAACGTAAGATATGATGTAAACTTCGGACAAGTTCGTGAAGGCTTTCCCGATGTAGTGAATGGATGGAAATTAGACATAGCACTTGACTTAATGGAATTAAACGACAGATGTCAAGTCCCAACAATTTAAACAAAAATTTATATATAATATTATGAGTACAGCATTAGAGAAAATTAGCGGAATGGGTGGGTTTTATGTAAACGCAGGAACATCCGCAAGAACAGGATTAGCAGTTGAGAGCATAGTTGTAATGACTGATTGTGTTTTTACAGCATTTGCAATCAATGGAGTTAATCAAATGACTTTAAAAAATTTAACAGGTGTTACGATTAAAGCAGGAACATATTTGCCGACAAATCCTAACTTTAATATAACTGCTTATACATTGTCAAGTGGTTCAGTAATTGAGTATCAATAATGGCTAATTTTCCAACGATAGCGATAGGACTTCCATTTGTTAAGGCAGGCGGATTTAGCATACAAGCATTAGCATGGAGAACAAGTATTGAAACTAATGGTGGCAGCATAACAGATGCGGAACTTGCAGCGATTGATAATAGTTTCTTTAAGCCTGCGGTTGCTAATGGTTCTATTTTAAATAATTTAGATAGGTTAAATATCTATGCAGGATTGAGCAATAGTATAGCACAAAGAACTTGCATAATAAGAGGTAGTTTAATCACACCAGTAAGTAGTCCAACATTTGACATCAATGGTGTTAAATCAAGTGGTACAAGTTACTTGAACTTGAATTACAATCCTGCTTTAAATGCGGTTAAATTAACTTTAAATTCTGTAAGTCATGGTTACTTTGTAAAAAATCCACCATTCACAGCAACGGTTAGGGCAATGGGCGCACAACAAGGAATTACAGCACCAAATACAAGGCTATCAATAACACGAGATTCAAACATATCATCAGCCTACAATAATGATAACAATGGTGCAGGTAATACATCCGTAGTAACAAGTGGGTGGGTATGTTGTGAAGGGCAAAGGATTGATTCTTCAACTGGTAATTTTAGTATAATAAATGGCACTTACAATGCTGTTACAAGAACTTCAGTAGGTTTGCCAAATAGCGCAACAACGGAACTAACAGAGTTCAATGAAGTAGTACCAAGAGGCAATTATGATACTATGTATCATGGGGCTTCATGGCATGGTTCGGGTAGTATTGATAATACCAATTTAGTAGCATTTTTACGCAACACATTCACCGCATTAGGAGTATAATATGAAAGTAATAGTAGCAACATTAAAACAAAAAAAAGAACTTGAAGGAACTTATAAAAATGGTTCTATTTTAGAGTTTATATTAGATGCAAATGGCAAGTATGTATGCAATATTGCAGTAATTGAAGACTTGGATTTTATTGATATTAAAGACAAACTTATTGCACTACCACAGATAGATTACAAACCAATTTTAGAAGAAGATGCCTCATAGATTTTTAGACATATTTGTTTCAGTATTGGGCTTTATAGCCTTGCTTGAGAAACATAATTTTTTATTCGCTTCCATAGCCTCAATATGTACAATCATTTATTGGATATTTCGTTTTTGTAATTGGATAATCAAGATGATAACCGATAAGTCAATAGATGACTTTGAAAAGGGATTAAAGAAATGATTGAATTTGACTACATGATTCTGGGTGTAATATTCGCTTTGATTGCAGGGTATTGCCGAGCATTATTCGAGTGTATTATTTTATTCGATTCTTTATTCGAAAAACATGGATATTCAGAATGGTGGAGTTATGCAAGATTCACCCGAAATAAACATGGATATTTAGAAAATACATTTCCAAATGATGGTGGTCATAGAATTAAATTAGTAGAGTTATTATTTGATGCTTTAGCGTGCGTATGCTTGAGTTATTCATACGATGAGATACTACATAGCTTTATAACAACTATGATGGCTGTGGTGTTAACTTATGCACTTGTAAAGTCATTTGGATTTGAGCAAACATTTAAGGAATTGAGATGAAGAAAATATCACTTAGAAACTACTTTGAGCCTACACCAAAAAATGTCAAAAGATGGCTATTAGCTATTAAATCAATATTAGCGACCATCTCGGTTTCTGCTTATGTTAATGGCAATGAAAAGATAGCATTTTGGATATTGGTGGGAGGTGCAGTTATAGATGAACTAACTAATTTATTTAGCAATGAAGATAGGACTTAAAGGACTTGGATTAATCAAAAAATATGAAGGCTGCAAATTGACTGCATATACTTGCCCTGCAAATAAAGTAACGATAGGTTATGGAAATACGTTTTACAAAGATGGCAGTAAAATTAAGTTAGGCGATAAGATTACACAGCAACAAGCGGAAGAATTATTAATGGATTTATTGCCACAATACGAGGCGATAGTAAACAAGAATATTAAAATAGATTTAACCCAATATCAATTTGATGCCTTAGTTTCATTCGCATGGAATTGCGGAAAGTCCGAAACCTTATTTAAGTTAGTTAATTCTAAGTCTAAGGACCTTAAACAATGGTGGCAAACACATTACACCACTGCAGGAGGAAAGGTCTTACAAGGCTTAGTTAATAGAAGAAAAGAAGAAGCACAACTATTCCATACTTAACAATAATATAAAAATGATAGTTGAAGAAATAAACATTATAGAGATACCTTTGATTGAACCAAGTTATACAGACGAAGATATTTATGGAAACTTCAACAGAATTAGAAGAGGTAGTTTATGAGGAATCTGAAACATATTCAGAAATAATATCTGCTTCAACTTATGCCTATCAAATGGTTGATACTATTGATACAGTCATGTTATCAGATGAAGATAGAGAAATGGTAGGCGATATTAAAAGAATGGCATTAAAACTTGTTCATTTCTCTTTGAAATCAATTTACGAAGTTAACATAGAAGAATAAATAAAAATTATGGCAGGTCAACCAACTATAAAATCAGACATAGCTAAAGAATATTTATTAAAGTTCCCAAACACTGCAAACATGACTTTAGCAAAGAAGATTTATGCTGAAAATAAAAGTGTTTACAAAGACCTCGAGCAAGTTAGGAGTCACGTAAGGGGTTTAAAAGGTGTTTATGGTGTTAAAAACAAACAAGAAACTCATGTTGAATTTAGGAAACAATTTGAAGCACTAAAAAAAGATTTGCCAAAAGGCGAAAGCGAAAGAATACAACCATATAAACTACCAAAAGCAAGTAAAAAGATTTTAATAATAAGTGATTTGCACATCCCATACCACAATGATGATGCAGTCTTCGCAGCGTTAGAGTATGGATTAGACCAACAAGTAGATACTATCATAATCAATGGAGATTTAATTGATTTTGCAACCATCTCAAGACATGAAAAGGATATGAGAAAGCGTTCAGTTAAATACGAAATTGACTGCACAAGGGTATTCTTAAAAGGTCTTAGGGCTATGTTTCCAAAAGCATTAATAGTTTGGAGTTATGGCAACCATGATTTAAGGTATGATAAGTATATAATGCAGAAAGCACCCGAGATATTCGACATTGAATTAATCCAACTGCATGAATTATTAAAACTTCGAGATTTAAATATTATCAAAGTAGATTCTACTCAATATATCTATGCAGGTAAGTTAGCAATATTTCATGGTCACGAAACTGGATTAACAAGTGGTGGTGTAAATCCTGCGAGGTCATTAAGATTAAAGTTGAATAAAAGTGCAGTAACATCACACTTTCATAGAGAAACAAAAGACATGGGTAAAAACTTAGATGAACACCCTTATTCATGTTTCTCAATCGGTTGTTTATGCGACTTACATCCTGCTTATCTACCAATCAATATGTGGACTCATGGATTTGGATATTTAGAACTAAACGATAAAGGCGATTATAACTTTAATTTAAAATCAATTATCGAAGGAAAAGTTTTTTAGTTTAAAAATAAAAGTATATTTGCAACAGTAGTTTTCGTTTTTCATTGATTTAATTATTTGGTTAAAGAGCCTCACATTTGTGGGGCTTTTTTATTACATTTGCTGCATGAAAAAATTAATATCAATAGTTTGTATCACTTGGTTATTATCGGGCTGCCTATACACAAAGAAACGAGCCTTAGAAAAGTTCTGCATAACAGATAGTATTCCATATTCTGTATTAGTTCACGATACAATTTATATCAAAGCAATCAAAGTAGATACATTCTTCAATTCAAGTATTGATTCATTCACTATTATTAAAGACCGCTTAGAGATTAGGTACAAAAAAGTAGGCGAAAAGATTTATATTCAAGGTAAATGCAAATCAGATACTATCTATAAGACAAAATTGGTCCAGGTGCAAGTGCCAACAAAGATTAAGAAAATAGAATGGTGGGAGAGCCTATACATAAAAGCAAGGGATTGGTTCGCAGTCATTGGATTTTTAGCGATGTTCTTAGGGTTCTACCTCATTATGCCACATAAAAAGAGTGAGTAGTTCGGAAAAACCGAACAACTGGATAGCCCTAAAAGTTACATTTTGGGGCTTTTTTTACGTTTATGCTAAAAAATAATAGCTTGATTTATAGTAAGTTACAAATTATTTTTATTCAATATTTTGTAATGTCGTATAATACTACGACTTTTGAACTCAGATAAACGAAACAAAATTATGAATAACCAATTAAATCAAAACAAAATGAAAACAGCTAAACATCAAATTTTAAAATCAAAAGAAGGATTCTCATCTCAATGTAGAATTTATGAAGCATTTGCAACTAAAACAGCACTAAGAAATGAATTACAAAGATTATACGATTCTTGGTCTCGTAATGGTGGCGAAATAGTTAAATTTAATAAAAAAGATATGCTATTAGTAGTAAGAGAAAGTGACAATTCTGCTACCTATACATTTGAATATTTAGAAAGGTACATATAATATGACAAGAACAGAAATGACAAAAAAGAACCGAGACCAATTAGCCACCGATTACAACTTACGAATCAAGTTAAGTTTAGATTTAGGCTGCAATGAGCGAACAATTCAAAGGTGGGCAGTAAATAACTCACCTAAGTTGACAACAGATTCATTCCTAAGCTACTTTAAAAAGCATACGAACTGGACAGAACCATTAACCAAAGAAATTAAAATCAAACAATTAATCGAACATTAAACCAATGGAAAAACTACTAAAAAAACTATTGTATGGCGAGCAATCAAAACCCGTCACCAACAAGTCAAGACCTAACACTATTTTATCACGATATGAGCGTGTTCAGCGATTGCGAAATATTGCTATTGATGATAACACATTCTGCAAAGTTTACCAAGCTAATAGGCTATTAAAAGACTTGACAATTCAATTAAATCAAATCAATTCTTACCAAATTTTAAACTTTAACTAAAATGGATAATCCTTTTGAACAAATAAATGACAGGTTAGCTAATATCGAGCAAATGATTTTGGATATGTTTTCAGAATTAATGAGACAAGATAAACAAAAAGATTCTAATATATTACCAGAGCAAATAGATTTTTTAACTCGAAATGAAGTTTGCAAACTTTTACAAATTACTTCAAAAACGCTTTATAATTGGGGCGCAAGAGGTATTCTTATGCCAACTAAAATTGGCAGTAGGATTATTTATAATAAATCTGAAATCAATGAAATTCTTTCAAAAAGCAAATTTAAATACATAAACAAATGAACACACATCAAACTACAAAAGAATGTCTAATCCGCAACTTTCAGGAGCAATTAGACAGCGAAGAAACATTTACCACACCAAATTATCGTTCACTATTCAACATCGCAACAGACATGATTATTGTATTGTATGAGGTTGAAACAGCCCGCAAGATGTATTCAGATATTTACGAAAGTTTATTGAAGCATAGCCCCGACAAAATGGATTGGTTTATCCGCAAGATTTGGAGTCATAACTTTGAGTTAAAACTTGACAAGTCAGATTTTGACAAGTTATTGGCAGCGATTAATATTAGCAGGACTTATGGGGTTAAAGTAACAGATGCACGTTCAATCCTGCACGATACGATGGGACACATCATTGAAGTTAGCTACACACCTAAGCAATCTAATTTCACCTTTAATTCAATCCTAAACTACGACCAAGTTTTAACCGCAGTATCTGAATACAAAGACACCGCATTAATTGACACCTGCGATTTTGGAGTACCTGAACATAAAGAAATCCCAGTGATGTATGATTTGAATGATATGAGCCTTGAAGACATTTGCGAAGCCTACTTAAACATGGGCGGTCAACCTTTAATAATAGAACCATAATGGAACATTTAAAATTAAGAGATAACAAAGGGCGTTTAATTTCTTACTTAACTGATGAAGAAAGAAAAGAAAGAAAAAAAAATAGTTCTAAATATAATTCAGAAAAAACTAAATTGTATAATGCTAAATATAAAGACCGTGTAAAAGAATGGACAGAAAAAAACAAAGAAGTATTAAAAGAAAAGAAAAGATTATACTATCAAAATAAAAAACAAAATTTTCAAGAATATAAGAAAAAATACTACATTGAAAATAAAGAAAAATTAGATAATATAAATAAAGAATGGGCTCTTAAAAATAAAAATAAAAGAAAGGAACACTTAATTAAACATTTATCTAAACCTGAAACAAAACATAAAAGATTAATTTATGGTAAAAAATATCGACAACTTGATTGCGTTAAAGTTTCAATTCGTAATCGTTCAAAAAAAAGAGGTCAAATAGAACGAGAAGAACTACATGATAATTACGTTTTAAGTCGTATTATAAATAATTGTAATATTACAAGAGAACAAATAAAACAACATCCTGAAATAATAGAAGTACAAAAATTAATAATTAAAACAAAAAGATTATGCAAAACATCACAGAATTAAGAACAAGCCTTAGTGACAATTACACAAGAATGAAAGCAGGCAAAATGGGTTTAAATGTTGGTAAAGAATTAGCCAACACCGCAGGTAAAATTATCAATTCTTTAAAAGTAGAATTAGAATACAATTCTATGCTGAATATTAAAGAGGAAATTGAATTTCTTAAAAAGTCAAATAAAGTTTAGTATTTATAATGGGCAGACCACGACATATCACAACAATAGAGCAGACCTCAATAGGTGCTAATGGTTTCAGATTGCAATATCTTTATGAAAAAAAACTATATGAAGTATGCCACAGCCACCACAATGGCAGGGCAGATGTAATTGATAGGACACTTTTTGTAAAAGAAAGCGATGCGAGAAAGTACTTAGAAACATTAATGGAAGAAACTCAAGAGAGAATTAACCAATTTACACCATCACCAAGTTACCCACTAATAACTAAGATAATATGAGAGAAATATCAATAGAATACCGAGAATTACAGAGGCAAAAGAACCGATTATTTGAATGTCAAAGAAACCACACCGCAGCATTGAATAGACGTTACTTGTACGAAACTGATGAGGCATACAAAGAATGCACCGCAGCATTGAATGAATGGGATAAACAAACCGAATTAGTCGCAAGATTGCAGATTGAATATACAAGTTTAACGAACAAAGGAGATTTAAGTTATGAGTAGAGAACGACCAACCCACAAGCGATTAGATTACAGATGGGGTAAAACTGAACAAATAGTATTGGAGAGAGATTTAACCAACGCAAACTATCGAATTATCCATTATAAGAAAGGTGTAGGATTAGTCCAGTACCGCTCATCAACAAAAGAAGCAACCGAATTATTCAACGAATTATTAAAAGAACTAAAATGAACCACCAATTACTCAATGATTTAACGACAAATTTAAGGCAAATTTTAAATTTGATAAGGGATTATAAAGAACAGATTATATACTTGCAGGAGAAATGGAGTGAAGTACAAGATACTCAAAGTAGTAGATTGTTTCTTACTCAAATCACAAACTGCGAAGCCCAAATCAAACATAACGAAAAACAATACAAACAAACCATTAACCAAATTAATGAACTACTACAATGACAGACAAACAACAACTACCAACACTTAGCGATTTAACACAAGATGTTGAATTAAGCTACAAGAATGATGCTTTCAACTTATTACTAAGTCAGCAACCGCCTGCAACGTGGGTGAAAAAACATCCGTACATCAGGGATTACAATTATTTACCGATTGACAAGGTTGAACACTTATTGAAGAAAATATTTAAGCAGTACCGAATCGAAATTACGAACCAGGGAACTTCCTTCAATGGTGTTTGGGTAACCGTTAGGGTTCACTTTTTAAACCCTACTAATAACGAATGGAGTTATCACGATGGGATTGGGGCTTGTCAATTACAAACCAAAAAAGATACATCGCCTGCCGACCTTGCAAATATCAATAATGGTGCATTACAAATGGCTTATCCAATAGCTAA